TACACTCGGTTATTTAGATCAGATTACACAAATCAAAATACTATCAGTGGTGCGATCGCACACCGAGTTTCAACAAATGATAACTATATACGATTTTGTAGCTATACGACGAATATCCGGGCGTACTTGGACGTCCCCTCGACAATTGGAGGGGATGTTGCGGATAAGGCCAACAACAGCGCGTGGAACATTAACATCGACGGATCCGCCGCCAATGCGGCATACGCGACCTCCGCAGGTTCCGCAACCGACGTGACATATGCGGGCACCGCGGGCGCGGCGACCCATGCGAACAATGCGAATACAGTTGCGTTTACAGATAGAGACACCCAAAACGAGACGGACTACATTGCTTTTGTCTCCACCCATGCCGAGGGGGACAAGGCGCTCTATACGGATGCTAATCTGACGTACAACCCCTCAAACAACCATATAAACGCAAATGCACCGGCGGCCAATAACGCTACCAATCTCAGCGGCATTGGCCCATCAACGAATGCTACTGCCAACTCAATTGCACGACGAGACGGGTCCGGGCATTTGTGGATGAACAATGGGTATTCGTCGTTTTTGAACATGTCACAGAGCCACGGCACCCGTAACGGTGATTCAGTTTTCTATTCCTCGAATGAAAATTATATTTATAAAAATACCGGCTCTGGCATGAGATCGTCTCTTAGCCTCCCCACTAGAACCGGGGGTGATGCGTCGGGGACATGGAGCATAAATGTGAATGGATACGTGGGCACGCTCAAGACTACCATGAGTGGGACTATATATAGTACCGGTTCGGAAAACTTCTCCACCGCCGCCTATTCCGAGGGTGCGCAGTACTACTACACATTGTTCACAGGTGGGTGGGCATATTGGATGAACACTGACGACGCACCCAGTTACGGTAACCCGACGAACCGGTCTGTGAGTGCCAAGGTTGAAAGGTCTATCGTATCGGGTGGTGACATGTATAAGCATTCGGATCTCCGTATTAAAGACGATATAACCACTATAGATACGAATTACGCACTTTCAAAATTAAATAAACTGCGCCCCGTATCTTATACGAGGAAAGATAACAGGGATTTTGACTATGGATTTATCGCTCAAGAGGTTGCAGAAGAACTACCGGAAATGGTGGGAATCTCCGACGGGTTCATTGGAGACATTTGTGTATTTGGAAAATTTTCAGGTAAAAGACTACTCGGATCCGAGGAAATGCAGACGTTGAAGAATACAAGAGATGAAATTGTAAAAGAGATGGAAATTGAGTATCCTTCCCATATGTTGAACGATGATATCCTCAAAGCAAATGTGTATCAATACACTATCACAACTTTATCTCCACTTCCAGAGTCGTATGATACATCAAAACCATTTGTTTTACAGATTGAAGTGAAAGGTCCGGAGGATGCGATAAGATTTACCAATAGATTCGAGGTTTTGTATAATCCTAAAATATGTGGTGAAATAGAAGGCAATTCGGTGATTAAAGTGTTAATTTTTGAAGCAAATGCTGGGTACAGATATGTCAATGAAGACGAAATGTACAGATTATATGGTAGATATACCACGGACATTAAGACATTAGAGGGTGATAAACAAATGATATCTATGATCGCGGCATCTGTACAGGAAATAGATAAACAAAGGATACAAAGTAAAACGAAAATAAACGAATTAGAAACCAAATATGAAGAATTATCTAAAACACTTTCAGAATTAAAAACAAATTAAGATTTAGAACGAATGATAATATAATTTTTTAAATTGAAACCCAATAAAAAAAATTATACGGGTATAATAGAAATGGCAACAACCAACCTACAGAGTTTTGCGGGTGATGTCGTGGTAGAAGACACTTTGACTGCCACCCTCGTGGGAAACGTGACAGGGAACATTTCCGGATCCGCAGGTAGTGCCACCAACGCGACATACGCAACCACGGCGGGTTCAAGTACCAACTCAACATATGCTGCGAGTACGGGTGCAGCGGACATGGTTGGATTTACGCTCAGATCCACCCAAGACGAGACGGACTACATTGCTTTTGTAGGTTCACACACCGTGGGTGACAAGGCGCTCTATACGGATTCTAATCTGACGTATAATCCGGCCAACAACCATATAAACGCAAATGCATGGCACGCCAATAACGTGGCGACTCTGGATAGTGTCTCACCCTCCACGGGTGCTAATGCGTCTAGTATAGCGGAACGAGACACTTCTGGGGATATTAAAGCGCGGTTATTTAGATCAAATTACATAAATCAAAATACTATCAGTGGTGCGATCGCACACCGAGTTTCAACAACTGATAACTATATACGATTTTGTGACGATAAGGCCGCGTCGCGAGCTCTTATAAACGTCCCCACTAGAACCGGGGGTGATGCGTCGGGGACGTGGAACATTAACATCAATGGATCCGCCGCCAATGCGACATCCGCAGCCACGGCGAGTTTCGCAACCACTGCGACATACGCAACCACGGCGCTCAACGTCACCCATGCGAATGCGGCGAATAAAGTTGCGTTTACGCTCAGATCCAGCCAAGACGAGACGGACTACATTGCTTTTGTCACCAGCCATTCCGCGGATGACAAGGCGCTCCATACGGATTCTAACCTGACGTACAACCCCTATCACAATCATATAAACGCGACCTTCGACCAAGCGGACGACGCGACAACTCTTTCCGGGCTTCATCCATATACGGCTGCTAATGCCACCACAGTTGTACACCGCAACGCGTCCGGAAATATATTTATGGAATATGGATTTTCGTCGTATTTGAACATGTCACAGAGCCACGGCACCCGTAACGGTGATACAATTTTCTACTCCGGCTATGATAATTACATGCGTAAAAACGACCCAGGTAACTTCAGGTCAAGTCTCGACGTCCCCACTAGATCCGGGGGTAATGCGTCGGGGACATGGAGCATAAATACGAATGGATCCGGTAAAGTAAATGGAAATATTTCATATACCCTCAAATGTACCGGTGTCCCGAGTCCCGTCTTCGATGGACAAGGATATTCTGTAAATTATTCCGGCTCCGGGCATCGCGCGAAGGCGGTACCGCACATGGGGGCGAATCAAGCACCGTACACCGGAAACGTCTCACTCGATTATGGACTTCGGACCACATATGGAATGGTAACACATACAGGGTTTTGGGCGTACTCCGATCGCCGTATTAAAGAGAATATAACAACAATAGACACGAAAGAAGCACTTTCAAAAGTTAACAAACTAAAACCCGTAGGTTATATAAGAAAAGATAATCGAAGACACGATCTTGGATTTATCGCTCAAGAAGTTCAGGAAGAAATACCAGAAGCGGTGAGAATGACCAGTGGATATGTCGGAGATATATGTGAGTATGGAACAATCTCGGATAAAAAACTATTCTGTGTCGCGGACGAAGATAATCCAACTACTGCATATCAATACACTTTTACAACATTTGCCCCACTTCCAGAGACGATTGATACATCCAATGCGTTTGTTTTTCAGATTGAATACAGACCAGACGGTACAATTGACGACGGGATTAATGCAGAAACTATAGACGCCGTTTACAACCCAGAAAATTGTGGTGAAGTAGAAGGTGATGGCACTATATTTAAATTTATAGTTGAGGAAGACGCTACTGATATTATAGATGAAAATGAAGACAGTGTATTTAGAATATTTGGTACGTTGAAGTATGACTTCCTCGCGCTTTGTCCTAGTGAGATAATATCATTGGTGACAGCTTCTGTCCAGGAAGTAGATAAACAGAGGCTACAGGATTTGGAGAGATTAAATGAATTACAGGCTAAATATGAAGAGTTTACAAAGAGAGTCGATACATTAAGGGGAAATTAACTTATCTTTAATGTCGCTATATTGGAGAACATAAAATTGAGACTCCTTAGTACTGGGATCGGTTATAATGCGTTTTTGCAACCGATGCTTGCCATCAATCAATCTATATTTGCGGTTGGCTGGGTTGGATGCTCCTTCGACTATAACTGGTGGTATTGTAGGATCACACCTGGCATAACGAAAACCTATACAACAGGCGCAATTATATCCAAGTAACGAGTGGTCTAGATCATACCCCTTCCAACCTATTTCGTCGTGGGGTATAGTATCTATTTTATCGACTGTCAATAAATCGGTAATGTCCCTGAGTAATAATATGCGGTCTTTGCCATCAATCCTCCAATCACCATATCTTGAGTGTGTCGGACCTCTACATTCATGTACTCCATGAGCCAGGGAAGGAATGGAGCTCATGTTTTGATATATTAATATATTAAAAATCCAATACTTTTTCGATGTGTATCACTACTTATGTAATGCCATAACTTACCCTGCTTTGGTATGGTAAATTCATTTGCATACCAACCCTTTTTATCATACCTGGTGATGACCCGGTCTGTATCTTTATCATAATATTTAAAACAACTTTTACCTTCTTCTTCCGCCCACGTTAGATATACACGTCTACCCGGAACATTGCTGTTCGTATGCCATCCACATACAGAACCCGGTGGCATATAAAATGTACCACGATGCTTCACAAGTCGCGATCCTGTATGCTGGGATAATTTATCACATATGCGGTCGATGACTTCAACCCCAAACTTATGATCGTATGCCGTTCTATTGTTATATATATCTCGACCAGGATATTGGTAATCAACCACACCACTTCGCATATATTTATCGAGGACTTCATCTGGATTCGCCGTTCTTGGTTTTTCTGGGTCATATTTTACTTTAATATATTCCGAATTATCCCAATCTAATTTATCCAAGAGATCCAATTCCTCCTTAAGTAATTCAATCATATAATTACATATGCTAATATTTTTAATATGATTTAAATCTCCAAGACAGCTTAAAAAAAACTCTCACTATAATATAAAAAATGTCTGGTGGTATCGCCCAACTTGTTGCTGTCGGTGCTCAGGATGCGCACCTCGTCGGTCAGCCAGAAATCAGCTTTTTTCGCTCTACCTACAAGCGACACACAAATTTTTCCCAAACTGTGGAACGCCAGGTGATCCAGGGGAATGTCTCCAATGGGGGTATGTCCACTGTTCGGTTCGAAAGAAAGGGGGATCTCCTCAGCTATGTTTACCTTGTACCCAACGACGGATCCGCCGCCCAGGGGTACAGTGCTGCCGACTGGCGCACAAAAATTGCCAAGGTAGAACTCCTAGTTGGGGGTCAAGTCGTTGATGATCAGGACTCCACTTACTCTACCCTCATCGCCCCAGTACTCTCCGCTACAAACTCGTCCAAGTCGGTTTCCGGTGATCTTAACGCCGGTGCCAGTACTTCCCGATTTTACCCCCTTCGTTTTGCTTTCTGTGAAAACCTCCAAACCGCCCTCCCTCTTGTTGCCCTTCAGTACCATGACGTGGAACTTCGAATTACATGGGGGTCCGCGGCTGCCAGCGATAAGTGGGACATATACGCCAACTACGTTTACTTGGACACCGATGAGCGTGAACACTTCGCCAGTACTCCACAAAACATGATCATTACCCAAGTCCAAAAGGCGACCGCCTCCCTTGGCAAGATCCAAGAACTTAACTTTAACCACCCAGTGAAATATCTCGCTGCGGGTAAGGTGTCGGCGCTTGGAATACTCAACAATGATAACAAACTCAAGCTTCAAATCAATGGAACTGATGTGTCGGACTTCAAGTTTGCCGATCCAAACTTCTCTCACGTCCCACTCTATTACAACACAACCAACGCGTCCAAGCCAGCGACTCTCAAGACCCTTTTCTTGTATCCATTCTGCTTGGAAACTAGTAAGTTGCAGCCTACAGGGACCCTAAATTTCAGTCGTCTCGACTCAGCTCGCATCGTTAATGATACTCGGGATTGTGATGACGACATTTATGCGGTCAATTACAACATTATGCGCGTTGAGAACGGCATGGGCGGTCTCCTTTACAGTAACTAAACTCTCCGTATTTAATAAAGCATATGTGGAACATAGTTTTCCTCCTCGCCATCGTTTTTGTATTGACGTACGATCCAAAATCCAGGACACTTGAAAAGTTTGTCGGTCAACCCACACAACCAACTCAAAAGTCCTGTGAACCTACGCATTACGAAGCCGTACAATTTGCCCAAACACCATATGAATGTCCTCCACCAGGCAGGACCTATATGGGTACTCTTACTTAAAAAGAAGGGGTGTTTATAATTTATAATGATTCCAATGGATCGCGAAACCCTTATGATGGTCGCCACAATTGTGGCGATTGCAGGTGTTATCTTCTTATTCAAGGAAATGAACAAGGCTAAATCTGATGTCGAAAACCTTAAGAAGTTTTCAGCTCATCTCATACACCGTCTCAGTGCACCCGAACCAGAATCCGAACCAACAGTTGAAACTGAACCTGAAAATGACGGGAACGTTACTGAAGGAAATGGAGAAGAATAAACATATTCATTTATTATAACTTGCGAATGCGCAATGAAAAAATACAAAGCTATAGCGATACCGGTCAGTTTTGTCGATGAAAAGCCTAAGTTTCTAACTGTGAGGGATCGGCGTTTTAAGGATTGGATTTTTGTTACAGGGGGGTGTAGACGGAGGGAGATTTTCAACCCCCTTCGTTGTGCTCTCCGGGAACTAGAGGAAGAGACCAGGGGGGTGGTTTCTCTAAAAAATGGCGAGTATACAGAGTTTAAATTTACAGTCAAAGAGAGCCCAACAATTGATTTGGAATATAATGTTTTCATCTTCTTTGTAAACTATACTAAATCCCAGCAACAGACACTCGTAAGAAAGTTCTACGAGGAAAAACAAAAAACACATATCAAAAAAATTAACAAGCAACCAATAAAGAAAACTTTTGACGAGAATGATTACATGAGCTTTGATACCCTCGAGGAGTTCAATTCTCGTAAGCGATGGTCACGCATCGTGGACAATGTTCTCAAAAATCCAGAATTTTACTCGTGTGTGAGTTCCCTCAATAGAAAAACATTCTCTATTAAGTAGAATGAAGTCAAAGGCTTACATTTTAATGCAGATAGGAGAACTACTCAAAACAAACAGAGGTCTCTGTCCGGAAGAGGTAGAGGAGTGGATAAAGGAAAATGAAAATAAGAAAGTGTATGAACTTCTTGTTATCAAAAAAGAACTCGCAGAGTCACCTAAAGAATACGCAGACGTTTCTTTTATGAGGTGGTTTAGAGGTTAGACGCGATACAAAGGTATGTTTAAACGGTGGTGTATTCAACAAAAAATTAACAATGCAACCAATCTATCACATGTGCTCATGGACGGTGGCGTCCTTTCCGTGCCATTTGATAAATTGAATGAGTTTCACGAGAAGTATATAGAGGCTGTCAGGTCTGGCGAACAACTGTTTGTCGTCGAACAGAAGACTCCAACTTATAACTTCTTTGTGGACATTGATTATAAAGATACCAGATCTCTCACGATTGTGGAGATTCAGGATATATGTAAGATCATTTGTGACAAGGTAAAGCGCCACGGTGGCAAGGATTGTCTAATTTCTGTGTCACCCCCGAAGATGGTTGGACGATATACGAAGACTGGGGTTCATCTCAACTGGCCGGGATTTGTCGTAGATCAGTCATCGGCCATCGCTCTTAGAGAACACATTCTCGTGGCACTCTCAAAGTCTAAAGGTGCGATGGATTGGAATGAAATTGTAGATGCGGCTGTATATGGCAGCGTTCGTAGGAAATCTAAAGGAAGTGGATTTCGTATGCCATGGTCTCACAAGATGGCAAAGCACATGCCATGTGGTGGCCAGGGTTGTGAGGAGTGTGGAGGTAAGGGTAAAGTTGTACAGGTTGCCTATCTACCCCTATTTATATATAATCATGGTCCCCTCAGTATGCTGAAAAAAATCGATCCTCAGCCAAATCTGGATATCCTCAAAATGTCCTCTATTCGGACCGAGCAACCACAACATATTACAGTGGAGCCGCCATCTTCTGTCATCAAAGAGGGGTCATTCACAGATGCCCAGACAAAGGATGAAATTGAGAACGACGAGCTCAGGGGTCTCATCGAGGACTTTGTTCAGATGAATATGAAGGGACAGTGTGATTCTACGATTACAAAAATTTTCAAACACAAGGAAACCTATCTCGTTTCAACCAATTCGAAGTATTGTGAGAATCTCGAGAGAAGTCATAGTTCGAATCATGTATGGTTTCATATTAGCGGTTCAAGTATAGCTCAAAAGTGTTTTTGTAGATGTGAAACAATTCGGGGACGCCGGGATGGGTTCTGTAAAGACTTCTATGGTCGCAAGCATACCCTTACCCCCAAGATTGTTCAGAAGTTGTACCCCAAAAAGGATGATCTCAGAAAGTGTCCAGAAATCAAAAAATTTGAAGAGAAGCCCCAGATTAAACAGAGTAATGTGAAGCCACACCTGGAATTATTCATGCAGAAACACATGAAATGTCCAGGTGACATAAGAGTTATAGGAATCACCCAAATAAAAAAAGATTTCGTTGTGTCAACTACATCTTCATATTGTGAGATAATCAAGGGAAATCATGACGGTCATACGATGTCATATGTTATCAAGGGGGGTTATACAATAACACAAAAATGTCCAGTTTGTAAAAGGGTACCAAAGGGGAGTGTAAGCACTCATTGTCTCAGTGGGAGCGTCAAAGAAGCTCTCAAAACGCCACCAAAAAAGTGAAAGATACTTAAAAAGCAGGAGTCTTTATTTATTTAATGGTTCAGACCAGAACACGAACAGGGAGAAAAATAAAGAAGCCGGATCTCTATCAACCAGAGGAAACTGTTCTTGAAGATGATTACTCACCCGAAGAACACGATTCCGATTTAGGATCCGATATTGACACCGAAGACGAATACGATTCTGATGAGGAAAGTGATTCTGATGACGATGAAGGCAGTATGAAAGATTTTCTAGTGGACGACGAAGAAAGTGAGGAAGAAGATGCTTAAAAAAAAGGCAATCTATATTAAAAAATGGAAACTGATATAGGAAACCCGATTGATTATAATCCAGTAGATGATCCATTTAAAGAAAAGGAGGAGAAGTTTGAAGATAGTACACCTATAAACGAAGAACAATACTATTTTCAACCTCCTGAGACGATGTATCCACCACAACAACAATTTAACACATACCCAACAGAAAGAAATGATTTTTTTTCAAATGTCGATAAGTCGGTTTGGATTATAGCATTTGCCGTGTTTTTACTTGGCTTTTTCATGGGGAAAACCATGCAGCCAGTGATCCTCCGGTACGCTTGAGTACCCAGTGAAATTCCCCGTGTCCCCATAAATTGGAATGATTTTTCCTGTGATGTCACGATTCATAACCTGGGTCGGATACATAGGAATAATGAACGCGTCGCGTGTATCCTCGACGAATCCATGTGCCGTATCCACCTTAACTTTCCCACTTTTGTTTTTTGAATTCACAATTTTACTTGGTTCAAAAAACAAAATAAAGAACGCGCTTGTCAAAATAATGGTTAAAATTATTTTCCACATTTTTGTTCTAAAATTAACTAATATTTAATTTAGGCGGAGGAGGCTTCTGGTTCTTCACTCGCCTTCGCCTGTTCTTCGCGCCACTTGCGTCTCTCTTCGATTTCCGCCGCAACGAGGGCGTCGGCTTCCTTGACGAGATCTTCCATTTGGGCATCCGGTTTTTCCTTCTTGAGCTTTTCGATAAGATCAGCTGGGTGACTAACCGGTGGTTCATCCGGCTTGGTGTAGAACATAGAGTTTTCGTCACCTGGCTTGACATACGACTTAGCTTCAGCCATGTCACGCTTTCGTTCATTGAACATCCGCGCAGCTTCGGCTTGATTATCCTTGTACCCCGACATAATCTCTTCCAATTTTTCATTTTGATAATGAACGTCTTCAATTTTAAGTGGATCCGGTGGAATCAACAACCATTTGTACATATCAACCACATAGATGTCAAAGGTGCTATCTTCCTTCTGGAGACGCTTCGCATGCGCCGCAGCCTCGTCACGGGAGGCAAAGGCGCCACGGATTTTGATACCAAACTTGTCATTCTTTTGTGGGGCCTCTGGTCCTACGACGGAGAGACACGCAAATAATTGACCTGGGACTGTAGTGTAATCTTGTTCGAGAGACATGTTTTATACGTAGCACACTGCTTAAAACTTTAAGCTATTCTATTTATATAAATGAGGACATTCTGGGATAAACAGCCAGTTCCCCAAGAAGGTGTGACATATGAAAGCGGTAGGGAAATTGAAAAGGATAAGAAGATAATAATTGAACCAATGAAACTTCCCGAAGGGTTTTCGTGGGATACACCCAAACTTGAAGAGGCGCATAGACTTTTAAAACCTTATTATGTATGCGATGAAACTTTTAGACTAACATACTCAATTGAAACTCTCAAATGGGCGTCACAAACACCGGGTTATGAAAATAGAGGTATCCGTCACAATGATACTGGCGAACTTATTGGGTACATTTCCAGTGTTCCAATAAAAGTAAGAGTGTGTAAAGATGTTCTCAATATGGTTCAAATCAATTTTCTTTGTGTTCACCCCGACTACAGAGACCGGGGATTTGCACCTATACTCATAAGTGAAATCAAAAGAATTGCTAATACAAAGGGTATCTGGCAGGCGGTATACACGGCCGCAACAAAAATACCCGGTTCCCTGGTAAAGAGTTCATATTGGCATCGCTTCCTCAATGTCAAAAAACTTGTGAAGACTGGGTTCCATCAGACAAACCGACTAAGAGAAAGGTATTATGAAGTCCGAGGAAGCTCTCAATTTAGGAAGATGACATCTAAAGATATACCAAAAGTTACCCGAATACTCGAAAAATATTTCAAAGAATTCAAAGTGGCACCTCAAATTGACATGGAATGGGTTAAGCATTGGATGCTTCCAATTCACTCATATGTGAACGACGAAACAGAAGATTTCATCTCCTTTTATGATATTCCGTACGATCGTGTAGACGGGCAAGGTGTTGTCAAACAAGTTTATGTATTTCATATAGTTGGCGATGTCTATAACGACGCATTCATTCTCGCAAGAAATCAAGGCTATGATGTATTCAATTCCCTAGACGTAGGGCAAAAACGAGCCAGCCTAGAGAAATTGAAGTTTCTCGAGGGAAGTGGGCATGTATATTATTATTTGTTCAATTGGCTTCCATCCACCCCAATTAGCTCCGAAGATATACAACTCAAATTACCATGAACGATTCAAGGTTAAAGTTTGGAACCATTTTTGTAATATGGAAGTCAATCGAATTGAACTTGTAAATTGTCTTGATGGTATGAAACGCCTCCCAGAAAATTCAATTGATATGGTGTGTACAGATCCACCGTATTTTTTAGATGGTCTTGGAAATGATTGGAACAAGAACAAAATTGATAAAAAGGGGGCTTCGTCAGTAGTTGGAAATTTACCCAGAGGTATGAAATTTGATAGAAAACAATCAAAGAAATTTCACGACTTTTATATGGAAGTTTCAAAAGAAATATTTAGAGTGTTGAAACCTGGGGGTGCGTTTGTATCTTTTAGTAGTCCAAGACTCTATCATTCCATGGCAATGGCAATAGAAGAAAACGGATTTGAAATCCGAGATATGATGGTTTGGGTTTACACACAATCTCAAGTCAAGGCATTTTCACAAGATCATATAATAGAGAAAGACAAGACAAAGACGAGCGAGGAAAAGGATAATCTAAAAAAATTGTGTAAAGACTGGAGAACACCCCAATTGAAACCGACAATTGAACCCATGTGTCTCGCAGTTAAACCTATTGAGGGGAGATATATAGATAACTTTGAGAAATATGGAACTGGTCTTTTGAATACATCCGATGAAACAAAAGTTGACGGAAAATTCCCATCAAATGTTATGACTACACAAGAAGGTGTCCTAGATACAGTTTTTTTGGTAAAGAAGCCAAAAAAGTCTGAAAAGGGTGACTTTAATACACACCTATCCGTCAAACCCGTGGAACTCGTGGAACACCTTATTCAATTGTTTACTAAACAGGGTGCTGTCATACTTGATCCATTTATGGGAAGTGGAACAACCGCAGTGGCAGCTGTGATCTCTAACAGAAAGTACATAGGGTTTGACATAAATCAGGAATATATTGACATTTCAAACAAAAGAGTCCTAAGTGTGTTAAAAGAATAGTTATTCATAAAGATATGGAAGAGATTCGTAAAAACCATAATAATGCCAAGAGGGATCTCATACAGAGTGTGACGATGGAGGGGCATCAGATCCTTGATGTGGGGTGTGGTTTTGGTGGTGATCTTCAAAAATGGCACAGGTGTGGCGCAAATATGAGTATGTGCGACCCGGAGCCAGAATCTCTTGTTGAGGCTAAGTCCCGGGCAAAGAATATGCATATGCGGGTGAACTTTTATGAAGGTGATATCCACAGTTGTCCGAATAGAAAATATGATATTATATGTTACAACTTTTCACTTCATTATATTTTTGAAACTCACGGGAAGTTTTTTAGTTCAATAAGGGAAATCAAAAAGCGTATGAAACCTGGTGGAAGACTCATAGGTATTATACCAGACTCGGAGAAGATCATATTTAGAACACCCCTTAAGGACAATATGGGTAACTTTTTCCTAACAAAGAATCATGGGAATGGTGGTTATGGTGAAAAGTTGTTTGTGAACCTGGTGGATACACCCTTCTATGTAGATGGTCCCAGGTCGGAACCCATAGCTTATCGTGACCTTCTCGTAACACATCTAGAGGAAATAGGATTTAAATTAGAATTGTGGGAGGGTCTCACAGGAAATCCAATTTCAGAGCTATATAGTAAATTTATCTTTGTATATAAAAGATGATCGCATTCATTGTATTAATCCTCGTAAATATTTGGATACTTTTCCAAACTAGGGAACCCCAGCAACTTACAGAAGTCAAGGAAAAATATAAACTTCTTCGCGAACACATTTCCTCGGTGAATCATCCAAAGTATCAAATGCTTGTACGAGCTATACCAATCACGGGATTCCGTACCATGGATAACGCTGTTGGTTATAATACAAACAAGGGTCAGGAAATTGCGTTATGTCTCGATGGAGAGCCAAATGAAATATTCCATGTTCTCATTCATGAATTGGCTCATTGTACGGTCGAGGAGTACTCACATTCCCCGCAATTTTGGGCTAACTACATGGAACTTCGTGATATGTCTATAGAATTGGGTATTTACGAACAGATCCCCGATAGAACCGAGTTTTGTGGTCAACATGTCCAGGATAAATAATCTTCTTTCTTCATACTAAATGAAGACTCCCCTTAGTGTTGTGCTGGTAGTCATTGCGTATTATATTACGATGTATGGAATTACTATCATACCTCATATGAGTACTAACTATTTACTAAACCTGGCGATCATTACCATAATCATTCCAAATATTTTTAGATATGTTATTGGAAATGTGCCAAGACTCGCTGTCGATAGACTCTTTATGATTTCAACAACTGTAATTGCGTTCCTGATTACATATGCTATGAATTTCATTTTGAGTGATACAAAGGATGCTGTGAAAGATTATGGAAGTGACAGAAGCAAGACACTTAAGCTGAGTGCCTTGCTCGTATCAGCGTTTACTGTTGGAGCTTTGATTACCTATTATTCGGGTATTGATAACTCAATCTATTCAAATATGGGTTGGGAGTCAAATCAGGGCTTTACAATGTGATCCTTCACAAAGTAGAAGACCACAGCAGCAACCAAACCGGTTGAAGCCAAGCCCACCATGCTTCGTGCCCCCTGTTCGTTAAGGAACTTTGGAACTGAAGTGACAAGCTTGTCTTGAACTGGCTTAGATACAGCCAACGCCGCAGCAGCGCCCGCAACTAGAGCGATCAATTGATCGTCGGTGAGGTTGAGTGGGTTCTTACTTTCGGGAGCTTTTTGTTCTTGCTGTGGCGCCGCATAACTACCCTGGGGTTGTGGAGCGGTCATTTGAGGCATCATGCCTTGCATCTTGGGCTCTTCCATCATCATTGGTGGTTCCATCATAATGTCATTAATTGGAGTCGAGTCCATGGTCTGTTTATTTTGGCTCACATTTTTTTCGGGTTGCGAAAACGCTGGTGGTTGTTCGTTATTTACAAATGCGGTAGATCTATTTTCACCAAGTGGTACCATCCCATCACCATTATCTGCCAGGTTTAAGGTATTGATATCCGTAGACATTTAGTATAGTGTTATGGAAATTTTCCTCCTAAGTGACGCAGTCACCTGGTATTTCTGTAATTACAAAAAGATGGCCCATTTACAAGAAATTCACCTGGGATCTCAGATTGCGTCCGGCGTATGTCAAAAAAGTGAAGGCACGCTCAATTCTATCATGGCTGAGTTCAAGAAATTCTGTATCGAGTTGATTGGGGACCAGTGTCCCGAAGGGCAGTTCAGCTGGCAGAAAAGCATCAAGGTGTCTTCGCTTATTCCGGGATACACAAACGATAAGTGTTTCATGAGTCCCGATGGCGGGCTCTTCTTCATTACAATCCAGCAGGTAAAATACTGTTTCATGATTGTCGAAGACAAGTACCAAGGTACGAACGATCAGAGACTGGCCAGGGGCCTGAAAAAACAGGGGTTGGGGAATGCAATTGAACGGGTTTTTAAGAATCTCAATGCCTCATGGCACCTCTTCAAGGATCTTCCAGTCTCCCCGTATTTGGTATTCGCTGCCGGCTGTGACTTCCACAGCAGCGAGTCAATTATCCACCGAGTAGGCCCCCTCTCGAACTTCGGAAAGGAGACACTTGTATGGGAAATGAATGGCTCCAATATGTTTCATGTTTCTGAAATGGCTTCTAAGATTGATATCAACAAGGGCGCGTGCGGTGCCGTCGCTGCTCAGTTCTGTGTGAAAACTCATAAATATGACCAGATGCCGCACGGAAGCTCTATGTGGAGCGGCTGTGAGCGGCTCGAAGTCATGAAGAAAGTGGCGAGCGATTCACTTAAGGAAATCATCCGTCATCATTACAGAAATGAATGCGTACGTTCAGCAACCGATGATCACATACATAGGAAATAAAC